AGATCAGCCAACCCTTTAACAAAAGGAACTTTGGTGTGGTATTGCCCTAACAATTCGGTGGCTTCGTCTGTGCTGATGTTCAGTGTGTTGGCCAGTTTACCTTTGCCCATGCCATACATTATGCCTAGATTCACGGTCTTGGCTTGCTTACGGCTGATCCCAGCCATGTCTGCCACCATCTGGTGGAAGTCCGCATCGCCCTTGTGGTACTGCTCAACCAGTTCGTCAACCAACGGATGCCGCATGTTGTCGTTGAGGCTGGCGCAGTAGTGCACCAAGAGCCTCGGCTCTTGACTCGCGTAGTCAAAACTTCCCCACTTGCAACCCTCGTCAGGGATGAATAGACCACGGATCAATGCCTTGATCTCTGGATCTCGCGCTGGAATCTGCTGTAGATTGGGGTTGCTGGATGAGAAACGCCCTGTCACAGTGCCGCCATCGTCAGATCGAAGCGGATGAAATTCACAATGGATCCTACCGTTGTTCGAGAACTTCAGGATGTTGTCGACAAATGTGTTGCTTGCCTTGTCTAGTTCGCGCAGCCGGAGGATCTTTGCCGCTATCTCATGAGGGCAGGCCTTCAAGAACTCCTTCGTAAACGATGGCTGACCGTTGCCTTCTGTCCTATTATAATAAAGGTTATAATAATCGAACACTTTGGCGACACTGGTAGCAACCCACGGCTCGACTTGCAATCCTGTTTCATGTTTGATATCGGCAACAAGATCCTTCTTGGCTTGGATCAGATTTGTCTTGGCTTGTTCAGCACCATCTATGTTGACCTTCACACCACGCTCACGCATGTCCAGCATGACAGGTATCAGTGCCGTTTCCAGATCAAAGACCGTCATCAGGCTTTGTTGTTCCAGTTCAATCTTAAACTTGTTCCACAACTTCAGTGTAAGTTCAGCGTCTTTCTCCGCATACTTGCCGACAAACCGTGAGTTCAACCGCCACATTTCCCCTTTCGGATCGAAGCCATGGTCAGCCGCCGCCGCACGAAGTGTCTTCTCATCCTTGCGCTCGTTCAAATAATCCCGAGACAAGTTGTTTAGGCTGTAACTGAAGCGGTTCTCATCAAGCAGAGGCGCGGCGATCATAGTATCAATAATAGTACCTTCGATCTTCACCCCAGCCCAACGCAGCCAGCCAGCGTCATAAGTGGCGTTGTGCATGATCTTTGGAATATCAGGCGTAGCAAGTTGATCCTTGAGCCAGTTCATGACTCGCTTCAATGGGATGTTGCCACCGCCCTCGTGAGCGATAGGGTAGTATCCAACAAAATCCCCTGCCGCAATGGCGACACCTACGATGAAGCCATCGTTTCGGCACCACCCTGGCCCTAGTTCCATAAGGTTTGGATCATTCGTTTCCAAATCAATGGCGATATAACTTGAGTTACGCAGATCTGGGAACTCTGATGGTGGGAGCCAATCCTCATCGAATGTGTCTAGGTCCATACGATGAAGCCAACTTAGTTGGCTACTCTCTTTCCGTGCCATCTATCTCTCCTCCAAGACTCGCATAGCCAGCAATGTCAACCCAAGAGTCCTCGTGTTCTGGTGTATTTATCAACCGAGCAACCTTGAGAAGGATCATACACTGATAAACTTGTGCTACGCTTATTTCCTTTTTCAATACAACAGACCAGAGTTTAGCAATATTTTCATGATTTTCATAGGCATCGCCGTATGCCGCCGCCCTGTTTCCATCAACCAAACTTTTTGCTGTACTGAGTAATTCGTCTCGTCTCATATTTCATACCTATATTTACATTCTGGATCTACGATATGTAGATTGTGTTTCGTTCTCGTGATGCCTGTATAAAACACACGGTGCTCATCATCTTGTTCAGGGTTCTTGACCGCCGGATAACACGACTCCGTGAACAGCATGATATTGTCATCCTCCCCGCCCTTCATGCGGTGGATAGTAGATAGGCTGATCCTTGCTTCCATGTTGCCTCTTCGCTTGATCGCCGCCAGATAGGTGCGTTCTTCTGGGGACATATTCACGATGTCCTCGGAACTGGTAGACTTTTGCGACAACATACCATGATCACGAACCAGATCCTCATACTTATATATCGCTTGAGGATCCACAGCATCGAGAGACTTGACCGAACCTCGTTGAACCACGGCTCTTGAACCTTGCTTCGGCACTTGCTTGTACAGTTCCCGAACATCTTCGAGGCTCACGCCCTCTCCCTTTTGTAACCGATCCCAGATCTTCATCGCCTTGAGCAGTTCCTCGTTGAAACTGAGGCGATCATACATCCGAAACAACTGACCATCGTTGCGCAGTTGAGTGGCTACTTTGGCTATTATATTGTTGGTTCTGCCCATGATTGTCCACGAACCTTGATCCGTATCCACATCGTGCCAACTTGAATACCACTGGATATCCCCCTCACGATCCATTGGATTCCAGTCCTTGGGCTGGCGATACCCGATCCTCTGAACCACACTGTTGGCTAGATCAAAGACCTTCCTCGGCACGCGATAACTTTGATCCAAGATCTTTTTGTTGTCGCAAGCGTTCATGAAGTTGCTGACTTCTACGCCATTCCAACGATGGATACATTGATCATCATCCCCAGCGTAGTAGATACGATCAGCGTGTTGCTTGAGCACATTCACTTGATGCCACTGCAAAGGCGTTAGATCCTGTGCCTCATCGACAATGAGAACATCAAGCGTGGGTGCCGTGCCTTGCCTCACGAACTCCTGTACCATGTCGGTGTAGTCGTGCTTCATGGCATCCTTTTTATACGAGTTGTATGCCTTTGCAATATGCTCGACATTCTCCCAGTACAAGCTGTAGTCAGCGCGGTCATTAAACTCATCTTCAAGAGAGATGCAACGCATAGCAGATCTGGATATGATTTCTAGATATTTGTTGCCCTCTTTGTTGGACATTGGAACCAAGCCATCTTCCATTGCTCTCGCCGTGTTTCCATCAAAGACCATGCCCAGATCCCTACCAAGCATGTTGAAATCGTAAGCATTCATCAGGTCTTCATGGTTGTAGCCAAGCCAGCGGTGGCCAATAGAATGTAGTGTCCTGAACCACGGAACATCCTTCTCCGTTAGTCCAAGATCTGAGCCAGCCCGAGCCCGAGCCTCTTCGATAGACTTCTTTGAGAAGGACACAAAGCCGATACGGTCAGGGGGCGTGCCTCTTGACAGTTCTTCTTTTATCAAGTTGATCAGGGTGTGGGTCTTGCCACATCCTGGTGGTCCGAATATGAGTGTCTCATTCGTCATCGACTTTGCCTCTGGGACGATTAGCCAGCCACTCTTCGACTTCTGACCGCAGCCATCTTGTTGTGCTGTTTTTGTCCGTATGCGGACCCAACACAACTGGCTTTGGGAAGTGGCCTTCTTTCACCCAGATATATATGGCAGATCGAGAAACACCCAACCATTCCGTCAGGTCGCCAACCTTCAGGTATTGATCGTTAGAAAGGGATGTCATCTATGTTCTCCTTGTTGCTTGGTAGTTTAATTTCAGTGTTATCAAACTCAGGCACCCACCATACTCGAATGTTGTGCCATTTGCCCGACTCATCTTTCAGTTTGTAGTATCCATTGCATTCGCCGCCATTGTTCAAACGCTTCAGTCGTTCTTGCAACTGGGGTCTGTTGAACGCTTGGAAGCCTCGTGTCCGCAGGAACTCCTGCAAACCTTTCATTGTGAAGTAAACAAGATCGTTCTCTGTCCACGGCTTGCCTAACTTCAACTCCTCTGGTGACCGCGCCCTAATCCGGCTGGTGCAATAGAACTCTAGCAGTTCTTCGAACTGACCTGTCATTGTCAGTTCTGGCGACACTTCGATGTTTGTAGCGGTCATCATCAGGTTGTTCACCAACACCTGCCAGTCCCCTGGTTTCATAGTAGGGGGCATGAAACTAATCTGATCCATACAGGCTCGTTGGAAAAGCGTTGGCATCTGCAACTGCTCGGTTGAGAGTTCGAGTCGCTGTCCGTTGACATCGAGGAAGTAAAGTCTGGGCTCTGATTGCAGGATGGTAAGGCCGCCCATCGATGGCATGGCGGATGATTTACCTACACCGTGCTCCATGGTGATGCACTGATCTCTGTTGCAATAACTAGCCATCGGTTCGTCCTTGCACTTGTAGCCATACTTATCTTTTTCTACCTGCTTCTGAAGACGGACAATGTCATTGGCTGGAAGCGGCGGCTTACAGATCTTGCCATTCCATTCCTCCATCTTCTTCCGCCAGTTGTCTGGGTATTTCTTTTTCAAGAATATTCCTGTGTGCAACATCGTGTTATCACGGCCACCTTCACCGACACCCATCATCACAATATACTTGATGCACGGTATCAGGCCATCGAACTCCTGTTCCTTGGACTCGAAAGATAGTTTAGACAGATCCTCAATGGTGGTCTTCTTTTCATCTACCAAGTCAAGGAACTCTTCCAAAGATAGATCATTGCCTTTGGCATCCACGGCATACCGCAGTGTGTTCTGATGGTCAAAGTATGGCAGGTTAATAAAGTTGCCAACATCCCCCCGATCAGCAAGGATCTGATCCTGCTTTGGGAAAACCTCGCAGCCCGAGTAGCCAAGCACGGCAGAGAACTCTGTCAAGTAGTCACGCATATCCACAGCCCGAACCCAATCCTTCATAAAAAGGTAGAGGTGTGCTCCGCCAGACTTGGATCGGCAAACAACAAACGGAATACCTAGGTTGTCGCACTTCTTCTGGATCTCGGCATGGTCGATTGGATACTTGTCAATATCAAGAACCCCAAACCGACAAACATTTTTATCTGTAATCGGGATCGAACCCACACCTTTTGTTCCATCTAAATGTTGTGCAATCAACTCCTTGGTTAGCGGCTCTTTGACTATGAAACTTCTTGCTTCTGTCTTTCCGTTACGCCGCTTGGCTCCGACTGTTGTTTGACCGTGTGCCTTGTCTGATCCTTCAAACACAGCCGCAAAGCGGTCAATTAATTCCATTATAAACTCCGTGAGAAAAATGGGGGGAGTCCCCTCTGCTCCCCCCAAGTGGTTCAATTAGAATGGCACATCATCGTCAGGTGCGGTGGACGCTGGTGCTGGTGCTTCCTCGGCTACTGCCTTGGCCTCGCCTTTCATAATTGACTCACGGAATGATTTGGCTTCATCGAACAAACCCTTGTCCTGAATGAACCCAATCTTTTCAACCTGCCAGTTGTACCAAGTGCCCATGGTGTTCGACTCCTCAGTAGTAGACAGTTTCCACATGGTTGCATACAGAGCAGGCGTGCGCATTTGTCCCTTGCTATCTTTCACCTTCTGCATTGCAATCTGTGTTTTCCAACGGCGACTGACCTTCAACTGTGTAGACTTCATGTCCACGATTGCTGGCTGGGTCATGCCATCTGCGCCCACCAAGATGCAGTAATGCTGATCAGACTTAACCAACTCATTACCGTTTGGCAGGATCTCTTTCGCGCCGTTGCGTGTGGTCTGAGAAAGATCTGGGTCAGCAACTTGCCGCTCCCCGACAAAACCACCACCACTTTCCAACGGAACAAACTCAAGGTATTTGGTTTCCTGGTAGCATGGGATGACAGTGATGCCATCTTCTCCGCCCCAGAACTCCCCAGTCACCGTGTTGAAGGCATCGCCCTGTGATGCACCTTTAATAAATGCAGGGTCGCTCTTCTTGATTTGCGGTGACAGTGCTTGAATGACACGAATGAAAGGGATCTGTAACTCCGAAGTATCGTAGTCGATACCCTCTCCAGCCGTAGCCAGAATGTCATCCATCATTGCGGCTGGCAGACCAGCCTCTTCTTTTTTTACGATTTCTGTGCTCATGATTATTTCCTCTTCACATCAGCAGTTCTTGCAACATATGCTCCAAACATATCCAGATCTAAAGGTAGACCTTGTTCCACCCGCTCTTTGACAAATGCCTTGAGCGTCATGGCATGGATATGCGTCTTTTGTTCTGGGTGAAAACCACGCTGTTCGAGGTCATACATGACATCGCCAGCCTGATTGTCTTGCCCACGACCAAACGACACGATGATGTCGTTCTTAATGATGTCGTCCAGACCATGTTCACGGAGCCAGTTGAAAGCCTCCTGCTTACGGTCAGCAGGGATAGACGCTGAGACAAACGGTTTCAGTGTTACGGTTGCACCTTCCACATCGACACGCTCGATACCCATCTCATCCATGAGGGCTGGGATCTGCTCAAACGATATCCGCTGTTTCTCCTGCTTGAGTGCCTTCAAATGTTCTTCAGCGTCATCGATTTGCTGTTGAACATTATTTAAAAGACGAACCAAACTGGAGAGTTGTTTGCCACCATCCGCATTTACACCGCTAAGTGTATCCGCATCGGCGAACATTTCTTCTTCAAAGATTGTTTCACTCTGCTTCATAGCAAGTACATCCTCTTCAGGTTAAGTGTTGACTAGCCAATCCAATCAACTTATATATAACATAATGGAGGACATTAATGAAAGTCAACTACAAATTTAAAACTGAACCTTATGAGCATCAACGCAAGGCGTGGTCAGCAAATTTGCAGCGTCAGTGCTACGCTTATTTCATGGAGATGGGAACTGGTAAGTCCAAAGTTCTCATCGATACCATGGCCTATCTTGCTAACACACAACAGATAGACTTTGCGTTGGTCATCGCGCCCAAGGGCGTATACCGTAACTGGATGAACAAGGAAATACCAGAACATTTTCCTAATGACATCCGGCGGCACACCTTTTTGTGGCAACCTTTGTCCACGAAGAAGTATAAAGATGCGCTGAAAAATTTCTTCTCGAACCCCGAGCCTGGGCTCAAGATCTTTGTCATGAATGTCGAAGCGTTTAGTTCTGCCAAGGGCAAGAAGGCAGGCGAGTGGATCGCAAAGAAGTTTGGTGCAAACGGGATGATTGCGATTGACGAATCTACCACGATCAAAAATCCAAAGGCAGCCCGAACCAAATCTCTTCTCAAGATCTCCCAAGAATTTAAGTGTCGGCGCATCTTGACGGGTTCGCCCGTGACCAAATCCCCTCTGGATCTGTATGCACAGTGTGCGTTCCTCGATCCTCGGATCTTGGGCTACGATTCCTACTATGCATTCCAAGCACGATACGCACTCATTCAACGGCGCACAATGGGATCGCTCAGTTTTGATGAGATCATCGGGTACAAAAACCTAGACGAACTGACAGACAAACTGGATACCTTTAGTTATCGTGTGCTCAAGAAAGATTGTTTGGATCTGCCCGAAAAGAATTATACCGTGCGTTATGTCGGCATGACACCAGAACAACGACAAATGTACCAAGATATATCAGAACAGGCCATGATTGAGTTTGAAGATGGCGAACTTGTGACATCCTTACAGATGATCACGGCATTGCTACGCTTCCAACAGATCTTGTCAGGGCATTTACCAACTGATGATGGCAATCTCGTTGAGTTTAACACACAACGTCTTGACGCTATGATGTCATGCATCGAAGAAGTTTCTGGCAAAATCATCATCTGGTCACGCTTCAGATATGATATAGTGCGTATCAAAGATGCGCTTGCAAAGAAATATGGTAGTCACAGTGTGGTCACATATTACGGAGATACTTCTGACGAAGAGCGTCAAAACGCTATAGCGTCATTCCAACATGGGGATGCTCGGTTCTTTGTAGCCAACCCAGCCACCGCTGGATATGGGCTCACGCTAACCGCAGCAAACACAGTGATCTATTATGCGAATGACTTTAATCTTGAAACTCGAATCCAATCAGAGGATCGGTGTCATCGTATCGGGCAGAAGAATACTGTCACATACATCGATCTGATCTGTGAAGGCACAGTGGATGAGAAGATTGTTCAGGCGTTGCGAGATAAGATTGACATTGGTGCCAGAGTTCTAGGAGAGGAGGCAAGAGAATGGTTGACTTTAAACCACAAATATCAGGAAGCATAGATGTGCTCATCGATTACAAGAAAGGATTGCTTACGCAAGAGCAAGCAGTAGACCGATTTAGGAAACTGACTGGGCTCAACATAGAAGTTGCAAAAACTTTTTTGAAAGGGATGAGTCGTGATAACATCATATCGCTTGAAGCAAAGAGAAAGATCCTTAACCAACAGGAGGAGACAGATGATGATCGAGCAGGGTGATGGCAGTATTGCCGAGCGTATGAACCAAGGGTTATGCCCTCGATGCAGGACACACTTGCCGCCCGTTGATGTCCACGGGCATCTACAATGCGCTAATTGTAAGTGTATTATTCAGGATTGTTGCCAAGGCGAACAAGCCGAATGTTTAATAAAAGGAACAGCAGATGATTAATGGTTCATATATTGTACAATTTTGTGATACTATATTAGAATGACAGTTGGTTTCGCAGTTCCTTGGGTTGATGCAGTTCAGATTGCTCTGATACTGGTGGTCTTGTATCAAGTGAAAAGGGGCGGTTGATCCGCCCCTTCCTCGTATATAGTTTCTTTGATTTCACAACTCGTTGCCTGAACCTCGGCTCACGAATCCTAAGTGCTAATGGGTTTCGCTTTTTCTTCATAGGCTCTTCGGATTAACACGCCAATCTGCCGCGCCATTGTCCGATCCTCTCTGTCTGCAATATGCCTTAACATCTCATATGTTTCAAGAGGCACAGCCACATTACGAAACCTTGCTTTTTCTTCTACCTTTGGTCGTCCGACTGGCTTTACCATTTACTTCGCCTTTCTTGGTCTGCCCCGCTTTCGCTTTACTTCGGGCTCGGGTTTTGGTTGTGGTATCCGATACACCATTGCCTCCTGATCGTACTTCAGCCCCAGAAGATCTGCGGCTTGAACCAGATTGGCGATCATCCTCATGTCTCCGTCCTCCAGAATGAACCGCACCAGTTTTCCTCTTAGCAGATTTAGTGCATCGTTTATTACCGTTACTTGTGTATACATCTTTGTGCCTCCTTATCTCGACTTCGATGTAGTATCCATGATGACCATCCCCCCTCCTCGGAGTGCTGGCTTCTTCGTCCAGCGCATCGATCATCCTCTCCAGTTCGGTGGGTTTTGCTACCACTTCTTTCACAACTTTGCACCGATTAGAATACAAAGTAATTGTGAAGTCCAGTATTTTATTTGAGTTTTTCAACTGTCAAAATTATCCTCTGAGTTATATCCCAGAATTTTGAACTCGTGAGTGCTACCTCCAACAGGCAACACATCCTCGTCAAGTTCGATGAGTGCGATTGCTTCGCCCATGGTCTTTGCCTTAACCACATAGTAGTTTGAGGCATGAACCATGAACTCCTGCGCTATCAGGTATTCTTTCTCAGTAACCTTGGGCACGGTATCTCCGCTCGATTTCATCGCAAGTGTCCTCCATGTGAAGGTCAACACATAAGCGAATGATGTCGGCCACGCTCACCTGTCGCTTGGTTATATCTGACAGACGATTAGCCTTTTTCACAAGGATTTCATACTGCCGCTCTCTCATGACCAAGTTAAATGTCTTGGTCTTACATTCGAATTTTTTTGGTCTACTCATTTTGCCCTCAAGTTGTAGTCGTGAATAATTGATCCTAGTTTTGGATCTCCGCATTTCATTGCATCGATCCAGACTCTCTTCTTCAAGTTGCCTGCCTCGTCTCGCAGTGTCCGCCAGTGTCCACGCCGCCAATGCTCTCGCTTCGGCGAACCTTGACCCGTGAACATCCGCTCATAGATGCGCTTGCCCCGTGGCTTCGGTAGTTCAATGTCAATGGTTGTGTATTCGTTGACCTTCAGATCTCGATCCGCGAACCTCGCACCTTTTATT